TGACGTATACGATAGCGACTTCCACATCACTTCGACGCTCAGCGCATTTAAAGGCATCCTTGACAAAGATAATCTTTGCCCCAAGCTCAGCCAGCTTTTGTGACAGTAATTGCCGGGTGTTGGTATATGGGTTCCGTATGGTTTCGGCATTCACGAGGCAAACTATCTGACCGCCGTTCTCCTGCATCTGCAACGCTTTCAAAAGGTGTTTATCGCCATCGGAAAACGGCGGGTTCATCAGTATAAGGTCGTACCGCTTCCTTGTGTTGTACATGAGAAAGTCATCATGCACTACCCGGAATCCTTTGCCAGTGAGTACATACCGCAGGTTCTGATCCTTCTCGATGCAGTCTGCGTCAAAGCCGCGCTCATATCTTTTGCTGCGCAAGGTGCCGTTTTTAGCATACCCCAGCAGATCGCCCTTGCCGGCGGAGGGCTCAAGGATGGAGCGGATTTTTGTCCAATCTACCAGGGCTATCATCTGTCCCGCCAGCTTGCTGGGCGTGGGATAGAATTCCGTATTATCACTCGCCGGCAGGTATTCCGCTTTGGCCTGATAGGGCTTTCTTTTCGCCTGCCACTCTTTATATATCGCCCACTTGGCAGCGTATAGGGTTGGGCATGAGCGCACATAATCGGCCGCACTGTCAGGCGACGGGTAATAGCAGGCAGTAAACTGTGCGGAGCGGGACAGGGATATTTCCCCTATCCGCTGCCCCGCAAAGTTAACAAACATCTGGGACTTGAGATTCTTGGTGTAAAAGTCCTTTTTACGGACTATCTCAATCGATGGATAACGCTGTCCCATGGCAGCCTCCTAAAACTTCTGGACGAAATCCAGATTTGACATTGATATTCCGTTTTTGATGATCTGCATAACATCCCCGTGGTTTCCGTCGCCCGTACAGGTGCCGATATAGTATTTGGTATCACCGGCGGCGTTGATCTGAGCTTTGACTACTCCTATGGCGGGGCCTTCCTTCGGGTGCAGAAAAGCGGCTTTCTGAGGTCGGGGATATTTGACTTCGGTATCTCTGACAAGGACCTTCTCAAAGCACTTGTTGCAAAAGGGGAAAGCGGTTGATGTCATCTTACCGCAGCGTACACAGTATCCCATTATTCGCCCTCCTCATCGTCTATCTCTATTGCGTTAGTTACTTCTATTTCGTCCGGGTCATATACATCGCCTTCCGCATCGGCAGCCGCATTCTGGTAGTTGAACAGGTTGGGCTCATAATCGTCTATTCTGCGTATGCAGTAACACTGTTCCGCCCTGTCCCATATAAGCTCAAACTTGGCGCCGCCTACATACCCGGAGCGGGAGTCCTCCACCTTGATAACGCTCTTTATCTTGTGGCTGATCTTGGGTATGATAATGTCTCTTTTGGCCGCATACGCCGAAATCTTAGGGTCTGGGGCGGAGTCTTCGCTGAAGGATATGTTGAACGTCACGGCTATGGTGGCATCCAAACTGCCCTTCTGCTCCATGGTCTGGATAGTGCCCTGAATGATGCTGTCAAAATCGTGCTTGAACTGGTTAAAGGTATCGCTGGTAAGGTTTAATGCGTAATTCATATTGGCCTCCTATATGTCTTCTATCACGATGTCAACCCGGGGAATGGCAGAGTAGAACTTCTGCACTCGGGAATCCACTATCTGAGCATCGTCACGGTATGCAACACCGTTGAGCGAATCGCAGACAATTTTGAGTATGTTGTCGGTATCAGGCGTTTTTATGGGTCGTAGGGCTCCCGATTCCATGGCTGCCTTTACTCGTTTGCTGGCGCTCTTTGGTATGCCGTAATATGCTACCAGCGATATGCTCAACTGCGCCCGGTCATCAAACCGTTTATCGCCTGTCTGCCTGCGATATTCGGTAATCACAAGGTTCTCATACAGCACCGTCTTGTCGGGGGTGCGGGTAATGGTTCGGCCATTGGCAATTCTGGAAAAACGAGGACGGCCCTTGCCCTGAGGTTCGCCGAATACGGAAAATACAGTTTTCATCCGGTGCTCTCCTTTTGTCCTTGCTTGTAAGTCCCATCCGTAAAATCGCGCATCACACACTTTGCCGCTGCCCAATAAAGCGGGAGCGTGAGGGCGAAATACTCGCCGCCTATGGCCTTATAGCCGCGGGTCATATACGCTATGGCGCTCCACCATCGGAAAAGCAGGATTGCGCCTAACAGCATAACGACGGCCTTAATGGTTCGCCTCGCGGGGCGAGTGCAACGATAGCGTCTGTTTTTCATCGTGCGTATCTCCTTTCTCGGGCAGCGCCGCCCGCACTGCCGGGGGCAGGGTTGACATTCGGGCCTTGTTCGCGCAGTGGTTTGCGTAGATTTTCAGAAAGTGCGCCCGGTCGGCTATTGCGTTCTCGCTGAGGCACAGATCCGTCCAGCCCAACTGCTTAACGACGAAACGCACATCTTCCGGCATGGAAGCGAGAGCTTTGTCGGGATTGCTGTGGCCATAATCGCGGATTGCCCGGGCAACATACCCCCATGCCGCAGTGAGATCCGGCATTGGCGGCGACAGCGCCCACTTGCGGATGTCGCTTATCTTTGGGGGATACGGCGATTCGGAAATATGCGCTTGCAGCGCGAGGATCACCCGCTCATACGGTATGTCGCCGAGCATCGCCGCCCAGATGTTCACTGCGTCCATGTCCGCCGAGGAAAACCCTTTTTCTCCGGGATATGCCGAGGTGATCGCCTTGAACAGTTTTACAACGTCACTCTTCTGCATCGCCGTTGCCGCCGTTTCCCCAACAGCCCTCTTCCTCCAAGCACTGCTGGTAAAGCCGTTCAAGATTGCTGCTTGCCGCCGTAGTGTTTACGGTGCCTTCGATGGCCTGCTCCCATCGCCGCTGGTTGAGGAAGGTGGACGGGTGCGGTATAAACTGCCCGCCGTCCTTTGTCCATTGCGGGGTGGCGGCATATATCAACACTCCCTTGATGATTTTTTCTGCAAGTGCCGGCGACGGCTTCAGCTTATCCCATGCTTTACGGGCGTTCTGCTTGGATTCCTTCCGCGGATAGATCTTCCAGAAGGAGTCAAAGCTGTCCTCACTGTCCTCATCGTGCTCGACACCCTCCCCCTGTGGGGGGGTAGGGGGGGTATTAGTATTAACTGTGTTACATAACTGTGTATTAACTGGTATTGCTTGGGACATTTTGTCCTCTTCCATTGGGACATTTTGGCCTAATGCATTGATACCAAACGTCGCAATGCATTTACCTTTTTCGGTCAGTGCATACCATAGCGTTCTGTCCATTGCCACCCGGTTATAGTTGCCGGTCTTTACAAGGCCGTTATTTATCAGCGTAGCAAACGCAGATTTGATTTGCCTTTCTCCCATGTAGGGGAACAGCATCTTATACGCTTTGCGGCTGTTGTATGTCCAATAGGTGCCGTCGTGGTAATGCTCGTTGTTGGCTTCATTCTTCTGTATCCAGAACACCAGATGGTTGAATATGATAGCGGCGCTTATGCCGTAGGCATTGGCTATCTCGGTGTCAAATGAGTGCTGCATGGTAACCTCCTTTTAGAACGGCAGATCTTCATCGTCCATATCGATTGAGGTAAATCCTTCCGGCATACCCGCTTCGCCTGAGCTTGACGGGCTTGCCGCATTTGTCCCGCGCTGATCGTCCTTTTTGCTGTCGCCAAAGTAAATGCTTTCGACTCGTACCTCCCAAGATATCCGCTTGTCCCCGTTCTTGGCTTCCCATTTCCGGGATTCAAGGCTGCCTGACACGATGGCCATGCGCCCCTTGCTGAAATACCTGCTTATAAACTCGGCGGTGGTATTCCACGCCACACAATCTACGAAATCGGTTTTTTTATCCCCCGCCTTGGGCTGGTAGTCGCGGTCACAGGCGAGGGTGAAGGATAGAACGGCCTTTCCGCTGGGCGTGTATTTCAGCTCCGGGTCGCGGGTAAAGCGGCCCATAATGGCAATACGGTTAAGCATCGTCTTGCTCCTCGGGTGATATGGGATAGGCATTGTCAAACACGTATTCTGCCATACTGCGGAAATTGTAGCTTTCTACGTTCTTGAACAGCCTGTACAGAAGGGCCATCATTTCGTTTGAACGAATAAGAGTTCTGTATTCTTCGACGGTAATGGTAACGGTGCGGATGTTGTCAAGCCATGCCTCCTGCGCCACCGGATAGCCGGGGAAAGGCTCCAAACAAGGTGTTTTACTTTCGGGTCTTAGCATATCAATAGTCTCCTTTCGTTTCTTTTGAGCATATAAGTATAGTCGAGATACATTCTTCCACATCGAACATACCAATGTGGGTTTCGCTTACCGGGAGCCCGAGCTGCTGGGCCAACCATAGATAAGCGGCGTTGCGTTTTCCTTTGAACCGCCCGGCCTTCCAGAGGGGGTCAAATGCGGCGTGTGCGGCCTTTTTCCATTTTCTCAAGCTCGCATCCGCCAACCTGCCTAACGGCTCGTCTGTGCCGCGGTGAACGCCCACATACGCATCACAGTTTCGGCATAGGTAAGCCATTCCGTAGCTCCTGCCGTAGATTACTTTGCTGTCAACGTATTCAGCCTGCCGGCCGCAATACGGGCAATATACGTTCCTCAACGCCATTCCTCCTTATACCGGGCTATCTGCTCCGGCGTGTCCGTTTCAAGGCCAAGCTTTTTTGCTTCGTATATGGCCCCGTCTATCAACCGTGACATCTCCTTGCTGTCCATATCGCTGCTGTGCTTGTATACGAGGTAGCAGTTAAACAGTTTCCCACCCTCTTCCTCCTGTTTGAATATTCGGGTATATGGGTATATGCGGGATACATCTATGGAGACAGGGAGCTTAAAGCCGATTACCTCGCCGGATTCTTCTCGTGCAACAGCCCCGTAATCGACAACCAGCAGCCGCTTCACTTCGTCATCGCCGAGGTTTTGAGCCTCGGCGATTTTGTTAACGAGCACGTGGAAGTATGCGTTTGCGTCCTTGCTTCGCGGTTTGCGGTATTTTACGATCTCCACCCGAATATCGGAGCTTTTCAGGGCGTCGTATTTCTCGCGAAAATCAGCGTCCACCTCCAGCGTTATGCGCTGCTTCCCGTTGAGCCCTAAAGCGAGGTCGATAAGCCGCCCCTTCATTTTGCACCCCAATTCTCCTCATAGGTTTTCATGAGTCCCATGTACTGGATGGATCTGAGGAATTCCGCTATGATATCTTCGATGGGCCGGGCCATGCTGCGAGTATAGGTTTCCTCATACAAGTCCTGTCCGTCTGATAACAGATAGGTGAATCGCTGCGCTTCAGGGACAAGAGCCAGATACATCGGATGCTGTGCGCTGTGCAGGTACTTCCCTGCGAGGTAAACTGTGCTGTCATTGAAACTCTTGGTAGAGAACTTGACGTCATAGATGGTTCCGCACTGCAATGCGTCCAACACCCCGTATAGCAGCATAGGCTTCCCGGATATGGTCATATCCCGCTGTGCTTTGATTTGAGTGGGCGCATTCATGAACCTTGCAGCTACCAGTTGTATGCCTCTTTCCCATTTCTTGTGAGAGGTACGCGCTTCCCCGGAAACGACCTTATACACCTCATTCTCAAATTCAATCCCCTTCCGCATATTCTCATTGGATTCCTTTGGTTCCCGGCGCAGGGTTTTTAGAAACTCTTCCTTGGCTGTATCTACAAACTCATTTCGGCAGGAATAGATATAATCCCATGAGGAAATGAGACTTTGCGTTATAAGCAGACGCTCCATTACTCAGCCTCCTTCACACGATATTCCTGTGCCTCCTTGTCCCACAGCAGGTTCAGTTCCTTAGCCTTTACTTTCAGCAGATTAGAGGCTTCTGTTTTGGAGGTCATGGCATGGTTGAGGGTAGGCAAATGATGGGCGGCCTTGGTAGCGTCATCAACCGTGCTGATGCCCTTAATGATTTCAAGCACTTGCTTCATTACGGCATCGTATTGCTCCCGAACAGGAGCAAAAGCTTCATTGTCCGCGGCGATATTGGCACGTGCCTGTGCAAAGAGTCTGGTGAGAAAATCGTTTTTATCGGTGGGGCCAAGGCTCGGTACCTCATATCGCCCTTCGATGCCGTGGCAGCCCTTGGCGAAAAACTCCTGCTCGGGAGTAAAACTTATATACCTCTTGTTGCCGAGCATCTGCATATATCCACCGAAATCACATGGAGTCCATACGGTATTGCGTGAAGAGCCCTCGCATATAAGCCTTTGCTGGGGGATGCCGTCCTTGTCCTTCTGTTCGTCGGAATGAAAAACGTAAATAAGGTTTTTATTCATGATGTCTCTTATCAAACTGGTAAATCTGGCGAATTCTACCTTTACGGCGCCATAACCGCTTTGAGATATGCCGCCCTTCTTTTTCTGGTTGCTTGCCGGGTCGCTTCTCATCGCCCAATCCTGTAGAAAGGATATAAAACTACCGCCGGTATCGATGATAAGGGTCTGGCAATCTTTTACGATGGGGGACTGGAGATCATCAAGCACCTCCTCATAGGTCTGGCACTCTATCGTGGTCTTGCGGTGATACGCTTTCACACGGGATATACCCCGGTCAAAATCGATGATAACCGGGGCGGGCGCCGACAGGGCAAGAGTGGTCTTGCCCAAACCGGGGGAGCCATAGATAATCATGGAGAATTTCTTGTCGGTGAAGGTCATTTCTTCGGGCTGTCGTATCATTGTGCAATATCTCCTTATTTCAGATTTTTTGATTTGTTCATGGGGTGAGAAACTCACGGGTAACGGAAATGCGTTCGTGGCAGAAGTGTCCCAGATTGCCGTTCAACATCCCCGAGGCCTTAAACTGCTCCTCCGTGTACCAAAACGCGCAGTTCACGCATCCGCTTTTTCTTTTAGGGTGCATGAGATTAAAAATCTCAACGGCCATCGATAGATTATCGGCCTCAACCTCTGACCATCCTCCACGGAAAGGAAACTCCTCATCCGTTCCGTAAGTGAAGTAAAACTTTGCCATTACTGTGCCTCCTTTTTAGATTCGGGTTCTTTTGACTTGAGGTATTCGATTACTGCATCGTGCATCCAATCCTGGGTGGAGGCGTACCCGTCTGCCTTTAGGGCCGTTTGCAAACGGCTGTAAAGGCCTTTTTCCAGCCTGCCGTATATACGACATGGCATGGTTCTGTTATCGTGGCTGTGGGGCTTTGAGGGCTTTATGGGGTATATTAGGAAATGCGCGCGTATAGCGTCCTCGGCCTCCTTGCAAAGCTTTATGCCATACTGTTCGGGACGCTCCACCTTTGAGTGAAGCTGTGCGTCATACCGGGGGAAGATGTTCCTTATCACCGGGACGACATCTTTGATCATGATAGGTGGATCCTGTGATTTTCGCATATCTGTTATCCACATAAGACTACCCCCTTGACGCAGATAAAAAGCTCTGATAAACTGAAGGTGTTCAATAGAGGCTTGTCCCGGGGCAACGGGGCGGCCTCTGTTTCTTTTTCGATGGAATCGGTAGCGTCCGTGGCAGACATGGCTGCCGGCAATATACAGTCGCAGCGCTCATCAGGGTCGAGGTGTGCCCCGCAATCAGGGCAGACGCGATAGTACATAGGTCACTCTCCTTTCTCGTTTATATCTTCCAGCCCGAAATAATCGAGCCAAAATCGTTCTCTGCGTTTTTCTATCGCGGCGTCTTCCGGGTAACGCCCCAGCCGCCGCAGCACAGATGTTGCACATCGGGGGCAATACGCCTGATTCAGAATGGGAATAAGCGTGATGCTTTTGAGCCCTCTCATGTCTTGCAGGCATTCGTCGCAAACCGGGATGGGGTTATGGGAATATTCAGACAGCTCCAGCCATGAGATGTCCAGATATGCGGAGCCTCTTGGTGTGCGGTGGAATGTTGCCATGGGTACCTCCTATCCGGCAGCGGCGATACGCTTCCATAGAGGACAGGGCATCGTCATAACCTTGTAGCCAAGTGCTTCGAGCTCGGTGGAGCGGTCGTAGCTGTCCACGTCATGCGCCTGCCGGGTGATGGCATTGGCCAGACCATATAGCGACAGGTCGCCGCCGTTTATCAGATGCCCGAGTATGCCGGAGCTTTCCGCTTGATTTATCCCGAACTCCTTTGATGTGAGCTCGACTACAGTGGGGACGGCGGAAGCCTCTATACGGGCGTCGATGGCAGCGCGCATCTTGTCTACCAATTTTGCGAACACCGCTTCGGTGACGGCGGCCTTTACCACGTCCTCTATCTTCATGAGGAACGCCTTGTCATCCGCTTCAATGGTCTCGTCCCGGTAGATGCTGTAATCAACGTTGTCAGCCTCGTTTGCACGACCAACATGGTATTTGCGTACGCCGCTGTCCTCCGCGATCATGCCATTGCTGCACACGAGCCGGTAGATAAGCGGACGGACGTTTACACTTCCCATCCCCACTTCCGAGTTGGATATGACCAACCCGGCCTGCACGACATCGCCCTTGGATATCTCTGCGGTTATTCGGTCGCTGACCACCTTGATGTACATGCGGCGATCAGTGAGCTCACAACTCTGCACCGACGCGCCCTTCATCGCCCCGATTATGGGCAGCACCGTTTCGGCGACCTCATAGTTGTCTATACAGCGGTATCGGTTAGAGAGAAACGCCCTGGCGGTGTCATCGAGCGTACGCACCATGCGCGTCTGAGGTGTTGTATCAAACCAGCTATTGACGTTGGCGACCAGCAGCTCCAGGTTCTCGGTTCTCATCTTGTCGTAATACTTCGCGGGTATCCCGAGGGACTGGCCTATCTGCCTATGGGCTATGTCGTTGATGTGGAGGATGCCGCTGTGCGATAGCTCGTCCGCCGGGAAATGCAGGACGGGAGCATCGTCCTCCAGTCTCATGCTGAGTAGTGATGTGTCTATGAGATAGTCTTTCTTTGTTCGCGCCTGCCTGTCCAGTTCCATGGCAAGCTCCTGCAAGGTTCTTCCGTGTTTCATGTTGCCCTCCTGTGTGTTTAATCAATTGGTGAAATATGCTTTGGCAAAATATACTTGACCTGTTTGCCGGTGGCGTGGTGCAATTCTCGATTATTACGCCTGTTATTGGCGTATAACTTGGTCATAATATACGCCATAATTAGGCGTAAGTCAACACTCAAAAGGAGTATTTATGTTTAATGACCGTCTTCGTTCTGCACGAATCTATCGAGGCTATACGTTGCAAAGAACCGCTGATGCAATCGGTGTTCCATTGCGTGCTCTTCAAAAGTATGAGAGCGGAGAAATTGAGCCAAACTTAAAGCTGTTGGTTGATATGGCTACCTTTCTCGATGTGCCTACCGACTTTCTTCTTGGTCGGGACGATTATTTGAAAGCTCTCGGAGTGTACGTTGATGTACCAAAAGAAGGTCCTCCAAGGCGTCCCAAATTTCAAACGAACCGCCAATCTCCGCATACTCAATCTTCTGGTAATGCCGAAGAGTGATTCCTAACGCATCCGCTACCGCCTGCTGGGTCAGCCCCTTAGCTTTCCGTGCGGCTTGCAGCTTTTCTCTCATGCCCTGCTCCCTTCCTCCTTTGCCCTCGCTTCTGTACTCCGCTTCCATTCCTGAAAGTGCGCTTCCGCTCCGGGCTGGGAATAGAATTCCGTTATCCCTTTGTGTGCGGCTGCCATCAGACTATTGATCTGGCACTGCGAAATCTTGGTCAGGTCAACCGTGAATGCATCTTCCGATACTTCGGTCAGTAATACTATCTTCTTCATGGTGGCCTCCTTTTGTTTTGATTAGTGATTTGTGGAGATATACGAGGTAGTTGTCCCTTCCGTGTCGTGAACAAAAATAGCTAAATCGTTTTCGTAAACATACCAGCCCTTTCCACATCCTACTTTTTTGTGAGCTTTGAGCGTCCCAGAACGAACCCAACGGCGAACTGTTTCGATGTGAACCCCATATTTTTTAGAGATTTCTTCCAGCGAATACTCTTTTTCCAATACTTGTACCTCCTTTAAATAAGTGTTGCGTCATGTTGAGTTGTGATATATACTCAAATTGCAGGAAGGAGAGTATGCACACAAACCTGAGCAAATGTTGTGTAGTGTTGGGTGTTGTTTATATAGTACACAACATTACCCAACGTGTCAAGTATTTTGTTGTGCTTTGTGGCGAGTATGTTTTATGAAAAGTTTGAGCATTTGTGTAATCTAAGAAAAGTTAGTGCTTCTGCTGTTGCTGAGGCTATAGGATTAAACAGAAGCTCGGCAACCGATTGGAAGCATGGTTCAGTACCTAAAACCAAAACAATAGCAAAACTGTGTGAATATTTCGCGGTACCATTTGATTATTTTGAGGATCGTGAAACTGACGGAAAAAAATGGGGAACAATTATATTTAGAGAAAGGCTTTCAAAGGTTTTATTGTCAATAAATCCAGAAACTGCTATAGCTTCTGGCATTGACATTGAAAGAATGCAGCAAATAGCTGAAGGAATTATACCGATAACATTTGATGCTGCCTGCAATGTAGCGGGTACACTTGGAGAATCACTGGATTATTTATCAGGACTTATTGATGAAGAAGATTCCCCAGTTTGTGGTATGCTTATACAGCAACACTTCACTTTGTACAATCAATTGACAGATGAGCAGCAGAGGCTGATTGATGCTCAGATAAAAGGGATTCTTCAAGAGAAATAATATACTCCTGTTCTTCTTTCGTTAAGAATGAAAAAGCAGTAACGGAATAAACTATGCGCAGCATCTCCTCATTCGAAAATAAGGGCGTGGATTTATTGTTAGAATCTGATATCATAACAACTACTCCTTCATATCTGATAAAGCTATTGTAGTGTAATTATTGAAAAAACGGATGGAATTGTTGGAAAATATCAAAAATGGAGGCGTTTGCTATGAGTAAATTCCAGAGGATTTTCAAAAACCTAAGAGAACAAAAGAATATGACGCAAGAAGAGTTGGCAAAAGCCTTGGGTGTCTCAAAAAGCACAATTGGTATGTATGAGAGAGGGGATAGGGAGCCGAATTTTGAGAAGTTGGAAGTGATTGCCGATTATTTCAATGTAAATATGAGCGACCTGATCGATAGCAAAAATACTGCGAGTGAGATGTTGCCTGCTTCGAAAATTGGCGTGAGGTCACATACTGTGGCTGAAAGACTAAATGAAGTAATGACAATCCGGGGGTTAAAACAGGCTGATGTCCTTAATCTTGCAAAACCATACTGTGATAAATATAAAATCAAACTCAGTAAGAACGATTTAAGTCAATATGTCTCTGGGAAAGTGGAACCTCGACAAAGAAAAATTGCCATACTGGGGATGGCACTATCGGTATCCGAACTATGGCTTATGGGATACGATGTACCAATGGAGAAAACATACGATTATTCCAGCATTGTTTCAAATAGTGGAGCGGATGAGATAAATCAAATATTTGCCTCCTTATCCCCAGATAATCGCGCCAAATTAGTTGAATTGGGGCACCTTTATCTAACCGCTCAATACAATACCGAAGAAAAGAAATGAATTCTTTCTCCTTGTTGTTAGGTAGGTGATATATGGTGGCGACGACAGCAGAACGACTAAAATATCTGATGGAATCCAGAGGGCTAAAGCAAGCAGATATTGTCCGCATGGCACAGCCATATTGTGAGAAATATCGAATTAAACTGGGGAAGAGTGATATGAGCCAATATGTAAGCGGTAAAGTAAAGCCAGCCCAGTGGAAATTGACTATTCTCGGCTTAGCACTAAATGTTTCCGAGGCATGGCTAATGGGATTAGATGTGCCAATGAAGCGGCTGGATGATAAGCCTGTCATTATGTCGGATGACGGGTGGGAAGAAATGGCGGAGATTTTTACCTCCTTGTCGCCCAAAAATCAAGCCAAATTAGTTGAACTGGGGCACCTTTATCTAACCTCTCAGCACAATAGCGAAGAAAAGAAATGAATTCCTGCTCCTTGTTGTTAGGTAGGTGATATATGGTGGCGACGACAGCAGAACGACTAAAATATCTGATGGAATCCAGAGGGTTAAAGCAAGCAGATATTGTCCGCATGGCACAGCCATAACGAGAGTTTATAATAATCTGAGGATTAAGAGGTGCCAATTATGGCGGTAAGAATGGCGACTTTCTCGAAAAGGCTAAGAACAGCCATCGATATGAGAGGTATTTCTCAAACTGAACTGGCTAAGAAAACAGGTATTAGCAAGTCCAGTATTTCACACTATTTAAAAGGTGATTGGGAAGGAAAGCAAGATGCAGTTTATGCACTGGCTTTAGCATTAAATGTATCGGAAGCTTGGTTAATGGGATTCGATGCAAAAATGGAACGGGGAAACAATCTCACCGCTCCCCAGTCTACTGACGATATGGATGAAATAAATCAAATTTTTGCTTCTTTATCTCCAGATAATCGCGCCAAATTAGTTGAACTGGGACACCTTTATCTAACCGCTCAGCACAATAGCGAAGAAAAGAAATGAATTCCTGCTCCTTGTCGATAGGAGTGGATATGTCAGAATTTTTACCCTTATCCATAGCGCGGCTCCTTTACAGTTTCATTGATTTACACTAAGCATACTCTAAACAGACCTGAAAACGTGCGTTATTGTTGGAAAATATCAAAAATCGTTGTGACAGAATTTAAGGACAGAAGGTAGGGATTTTACACAAAAAGACGGGGAGGGAATCGCTTATGCTGTGGTTTATACTAATACTCGCATACATAGTCATTGGCACGGCCCTTTTCATCAGTAACATCAAGGAGGCAATGGAGAAAAAAAGGGCAATACGCGCTGAGACCGAGCCGATCAAGGCTACCATTATCGAGAAAAGGCGCAAGGCCATGTCCACCACGGCGCTTTTTGAAACGGAAGACGGCAATAGGATACTGCTGGAAATACCAAGAGCGGCGGCGGAGTATATGACCGTTGGCGACGTCGGGATGCTGGATTATTACAAAAAAATATTCAGATCGTTTGTCAGGTTGAGGGATTAAGGGCGTGAAGGAGCCTGCCATGCAAAAGAGAAGAACGAAATACGCAAACAGCCAAGGGGATAACGCCGTCATATACGCACGGTACAGCTCCCACAATCAAAAGGATACCTCGATAGAGCAGCAGATTGAGGTATGCACGAAGTATGCCCGGGATAACGGGTATAGGATAACCAACATATATGCAGACAGGGCTATCTCGGGCAAAACCGACGCAAGGCCGCAGTTCCGCCTAATGATGCAGGACGCGAGGGAACATAAGTTTGATGTGGTGATCTCGTGGAAATCGAGCAGGCTGGGCAGGGATATGCTGGACGCTATGACCAACGATATAATCCTCCGCAACTTAGGGATAAAGTGCTTTTACACCGAAGAAAACTTTGACGATACCGCTGCGGGACGCTTTGCGCTCCGCAACATGATGAACGTAAATCAGTTCTACATAGAAAATATGGCCGAGGATATTCTGCGCGGCATGAGGGACAACGCAAAAAAATGCAGGGTCAACAACGGCAGCCCCCCGCTGGGTTACAGGCGCGGGGACGACGGGAAATATGAGATAGTGCCGGAGGAAGCGGAAACCGTGAGGGAGATATTCACGAAAGTGCTGGCGGGCATGGCCTTTGTGGATATTGCAAACGAGCTTAATGCACGGGGGATCAAGACCAAGAAGGGCGCTCCGTGGGGGCGAAGCAGCTTTTCAAGGCTGCTCTCAAATGAACGGTATATCGGCACCTATAAGTGGAGCGACATTGTAATCGAGAACGGTATGCCGGCTATAATAGATAGGGAGGTTTTTGAGATGGCGCAGAAGAAGATAAAGGGGGAACGGCCCCTGCGGCGCAGGCACAACGAAAACGGGGATTATTTGCTGACGGGCAAACTGTTCTGCGGTAAATGTGATTCGCCTATGACGGGAATGTCGGGAACTTCAAAGTCCGGGGCCAAGCACCATTACTATGCTTGCTATTCTGCGAGAAAGGACGGCTCATGCGATAAGAAAGCGGTAAAGCGGGATTGGGTGGAGAAGACGGTGGCACTCTTCATCAAAGAGCACGTGCTGCGGGATGAAGTGATAGAATGGATGGTAGATCAGTACATGGTTTATCAAAAGGCAACCTTTGAATCCCAGAGAATCATGGAAATGCGTAATCAGCTTAAAGATGTGCAGTCGCAGTTGGACAACCTTGTAGACGCTATAGCGCGTGGAATGTACACCGATTCAACGAA